TAACGAGTTTTGGTTCGGCGCCAGTTGTCTTTGAGGGATTAAATTCTGGATCTACCAGTTTCATGTACGCATAGAAGTTATCAGTGAAATATAACACATTCCAGAACTTCTTCGGAATCTTACGCATTTCCACAAACTGTCGGCAAATATGATTTGGATCTAGATCAGTAATACATGCCAATGGTTTCAATAAATTATGTTTAGGTTTAAACTTCGGTTTACTGAACATCGAATTCATTTCACTTTCTGATAATTTATTTCGTTTAGTACCATTCTTTTCTTTCCATAATTCAATCGAGTATTCTTTCTTTAGATTGACATCAACTTTATCCAGAAACCCATAGATGTCAGAAGAGTATCCACAATTATGACACTTCACAAAATATTTATTTTTACTTTCATAAAAGTAAAATCTAGCTTTCGTTTTATTTTTTTGGGAGTCACCACAGATAGGACATCTACAATTTGCAAGATTATTCTTAGCCCACTTAAACTTATCAAGTTGACTAGAAAGTATGTTTATATATTTTTTATCAATAAAAGATGTCATTATTATTTCCATGCAGACAAATCGGACTTTTTGAATTTATCATTGAAAGATATGTCGTATCCAGATGCCGCAGTTTCTTTGTCACTTTGATTGGAATTTACAATCCCATTCTGCTCTTCCAGATCAACATCATACAGTTTCATTTTTGGACGATTAATTCCAAGAACAAACTTACGATTCTTGACTGGATCGTTGTAACGATTCTTAAGTTGCTTAACCATGATCTGATCTCGCTCCTCCAGTTCCTCGGTAGAAATTAAAGCAAACATGAGATCTGCAGTTTGTGGTAGACCGAAAGACTCACTCGTATCTTCTAGACCCATGTCAGTGTTATTAAATCCAGAGCGGTTCACCTGTGTTGCAGAGAAGATCGGTACATTTTTTTCGATTGCAAGACCACGAAGTTCTTCGGCAATCGCCTTCACAAAAGTGTAGGAGTTGACCGCACCATTATTCTTGAGTCTCGAAGAGGTGCAGATGTTTAGATAATCAATGAAAATAATATCTGGCTTGAACTTTTTCTTTAACCATAGTTCATCGAGAAGATTGCGGAAATGAGTAGCCCCTGCGGACGCTGTAGGATACTCTTTGATGATCAATTTACCCTTAACATGATCAGAAATCTTCTGTAACTTTTTCTTGTACATGTCTTTGGGAAGAGAACCAACTTCATCAATTGGCATATCAAAAAGGTTCGCATCAATTCTTTCTGCGATTCTCTCCTCTGCCATCTCACAAGTGATGTATAAAACATTCTGGTTTTGTGACAGACAGGCAGCAGCATGATGACACAAGAACAGAGACTTACCGACACCAGTACCCGCCATGACAATGTTCAATGTCTTTTGTGGTGTACCACCGCCGGTAATTCTGTTCATGTAATCAAGATCAAAACCAACCTTAGTTTCTACTTGGTTGTAGAATTCGTATCTTTCTTCACAGTCTTCGATGTAGTCGTGTCCGATGTGGGCGTCGAACGAGACTGCGAGGGCGTCTGAAAGGATACTTGGGATTGCATTCTCTGTCTTTGACTTCGACTTGCCGTCAATGATGTGGATCGATTCCATGATCGCATTATAAATAGACCTTTCTTTACAATAAGTTTCAGTTTCTTTTACTAACCATTCTTGATCTGTCTTATCATCAATATTCAATGAATCGACAAGATCTTTGCACGACTTAAAAGAATCTTCATTCAACTCTTCTACTTTATCTAGACAAATTAAAATTGCATCCTTTGTTGGTGTAGTATTATATTCCTTAATAAAATTAGAAACAATCTTAAAGACTACTTTATCGGTTCTAGCCTCGAAGTATTCTTCCGATAAAAAAGGTGCGACTCTTCGTGAAAAAGAGTCGTTGTACGCTAGATTGAAAAGAATCAATCTTGATAGATCACTCATCGGTTTCTTCTACTTTCATGTCACCATATTTGAATTCTTGCGATGCTACTTCTTCTATTTGCTTCATGATATCATCAGTAAAGTACTTACTGGGATCCTTGTAGACAGACTTCTCATATACCTTAGAACCGTCTGGAAATTCGTATCTCGTTGATACCTTCTTAATTATATCATATTTCTCTGCAAGAGTCAAGAGTCCATAGTACTTATCGAGACCCTTGTCATAATGAAGCATGACATCAACCATAGAATTTTCTTTGGTGAGACGAGACTTGTAAAGTTTACAATGAACAATATTTCCAATTACATCAGTTCCTTCCTTGACTTTCTTCTTGGAAAGATAAACGATGGTGGATGCCGCGTACTTCAAACCGGCACCACCACTCATCTCCTTAGTCGGGAACATGGAGCCAACTGCTGCGTATGTGTGATTTGTCATAATCATTGGAATACCAGCGGCACCGAGCTTGAGTGTAAGAACACGGAAAGTTGCCTTGATAACCTGAGCACGAGTCATATCTCTAGTTGTCTTACCATCTGCAGTATCCGTCATCTCCTTCTCAGTCGAAAGCATTCCAAGTGAGTCCAACACAATCATCATTGGCTTCTTGTCTTTACTCTCGTTGTACTTATCAACTATAGTGATTGCTTGATGACGAAACTCTTCGACTGTAGATACAGGCATCACTGCAACTCGCTTTGGATCAATACCCCTACCAACAATCATTTCTGATGTCACTGCCTGCTCAGAATCAAAATAAAGCACAACCCCATCAGGGCGATCACGCAAAAATTTAGAAACGATTCCAAGGGTAAAATATGTTTTTCCTGTGGCGCTTTCACCAGCAATAGCAGTGATTTTATTATCTGGTATGCCTCCATAGATAGACCCACTAAGAATAGCATTAAAAATATAACAACCAGTATCGACGAACCCGTCGATGTCAGCGCCTGCCAATCCCTGATCAACGATGCTTGCATACTTGTTTCCTGACTGTTTAATAAGATCGTTCAAAAATTCCATATATTCTCCTATCCAAATAATTCTTCTAGTGTACTAACTTTTTCTGTTGACCAACCAATAACATCAAGAATGTTTTTCAGTGGATCTAGAAAACTCTTGGTAAATTGCTTTTCATAATCGATATAACCATCAAGAGAAAGTTCCTTGGGCAATATAGTCTTAAAAGAAACTACCTGATCGCCACGAGCACCACCAATTGGATTTGGTTGTTTGAGATAAACAAACTTAACCTTGTCGCCCTCGAATATTGTTTCATACTTACGAGTAAGTTTCATTTTTTTCATGTAGTGATTATATATCAAAGCACCCTTAACTGCAATAGGCGTTCCCTTAGAATATATGTCACTTGAAGAAGAGTACTTTTCTAAATTCGAAACACCCCGTGGAAATGCTATTGATTCCACTTCCGTCTTATAAAAAGTTTCTTTAAATTTGACGATGATTTCTTGTACTGTTTCTTCATCTGTCGTGAGAATGAGCCGGATACACTCCTTGAGCTTTTCTCTGACGATTGCCGGTGTCGAAGAGCGGGTAGTTTCAATTCCCATGATTTTGAGTTTTGGTTGTTCATACCTGACACCTTCGCTGTCCCACACATTCAACATGTATCTTTTCTTTGCTGTCCATATACCTTTTTCCGCGATAACTTCGCGTCCCATTATCATTTTGTTTTGATACGCATTCATAGTCTCAGCCAGACTAGCGTACTGTTTGTCAATAAAAGGCTGAATAATTTTTTCCGACGCTTTGTCAAGAAAGTTAACAGTTTCCTCTGTGGTTTTATTGGGAACAAACTTGTTAACCAGTTCTCCCAATCGCAAATATACAGAATCTGTATCTGATGCAACAACATAATCATAATCATCCGTGCCAACATGTTGATTTAAAAACTCATTGAGTTTGTCTGCGATCCAACGAATCGACAACTGGCCAGAGTGAGTGATCGCTTCTGCCATATCAACATCATAGTAACGGAAGTATTGATTTCCAATCGCACCATAAGCAGAGTTCAATTGAATCTTGCGAACCATCTGGAAGTTATTAAACTTTACAATTTGAAAGTCTAGTTCTTTGTTGTCTGGATCTTTTTCTTTCTGCTTCTGACACTCGATCATCTTCTTCTTGTACATGCTACGTTCTTCGTACATCTTTTCCATCAACTCAGGAAGAAATCCATACTTGTCTTTACGATAGAATGTTCCATTCGCAGCAACAGAAAGATCATACTCTTTAAGTTTCTTGATGTTGTCATAGCACCCAGCATAAGTGTGTTCAACATCTCCCATGAGAATATTGTTCACACCAATGCCAAATGAAAGTTCACTGTGATCCCGAACAAGAGTTTCAGGACTAATGTTGTATTGCATAATCAAGTGTGGATATAGACTGTTCAAGTCGAACGAAACAATCCAATCATGCTGACCAACGATCGGCTCCTTGACATATGCACCAGCGTACTGGTCATTCTTCAATCCACCCTTCTTCGGTGGGATCACAATGTTCTTCTCTCGAAGGTAGTGGTAGATGATTGCATCCCAAGTTCGCACCTGAGAGAATACATCCTCATAGTTTACCTTCGCAGCATAGGCTAGAGCAAGAGCAAGTTCCATCAACTTCAATTTCTCTTCTAGTCTCTGGACTAGTTTCACATCAAGAATATTGTAGTCAATGAACTTTTGAAAATCATTCTTGTAAAAGTCCTTGATAGAATCATACTCACCATAGTCCAACTTACGCTGACCCAGTTCAACAAAGGCAATATGATCGAGACGATATGATTCTTGATTCACATAAGTAAATGTCTTGTAAAGATCAAAGTAATCTACAATAGAAACACCGAGAATCTGATATACAAGATTCTTCTTTCCCTGCTTCTCGATATACTTGTCACGAAGTCTTCTCCACGGAGAGAGACGCTTCGCATGTTTTGGTTTCAGTAGACGTTTAATCCTCGATACCAAGTATGGAATATCAAAAAACTTTACGTTCCACCCAGTGACGATATGTGGAGTATTAAGTTCCCACCAATCAATAAATTGAAGAAGAAGATCTTCTTCAGTTGCAAAATTGTAGTAATATGTTTTTCTTTCATTGGTCTTGAAGTTCCCAAGACCAAAGACATGAGTCTCTCCCATCATAGAGACTGTAATTGCAATTACAGCCTCCGTTGGGTTTTCTACTTGAG